ACTTCTTAAAAAGAGACGATAAAGAAGAAAACGGAGTAAGCGAAGAATTTGCTAAAAACCATCCTGACTTTTTGGATGATAATAAAACAAACAAAGGCTGTTGGAATTGCAGCGATTGCAGCTATTGCCGCTCTTGCAGCGATTGCAGCTATTGCAGCTCTTGCAGCTATTGCAGCTATTGCAGCTCTTGCAGCGATTGCAGCGATTGCAGCTCTTGCAGCTCTTGCAGCGATTGCCGCTCTTGCCGCTCTTGCAGCTATTGCCGCTCTTGCAGCGATTGCAGCTATTGCCGCTCTTGCAGCGATTGCCGCTCTTGCAGCTATTGCCGCTCTTGCAGCTATTGCAGCTATTGCAGCTCTTGCAGCGATTGCAGCTCTTGCAGCTCTTGCAGCGATTGCCGCTCTTGCAGCGATTGCAGCTCTTGCAGCGATTGCAGCTATTGCAGCTCTTGCCATGAAAAAAAGGGCAGCGAGGAAAGTAAGAAGCCTTTGACGCCCTCAATAGAAGGCATCCATAAAAAAGTTTTTGAGGCCGCAAGTGCTGAAAACGCACTAAATATGGGGGATTGGCATACGTGCGACACGACTCATTGCCGTGCCGGATGGGTGGTTCATCTCGCAGGTAATGAAGGATATGCACTTGAAAAATTCTTTAGTAGCACATGTCTTGCAGCACAACTGATTTACCGAGAAAGCGGCTATGAAATCAACCCTTGTAGATTTTTCGACAGCAATGAAGCTGCAATGGAAGACATGAAGGATTTGGCTGAATCAACTTAATCCACGTTTCTTGCCCGTAGTCGTTTTTAAGAAGGGCTTTATTGGGAGCTGAAATGAAAACACGATTTGAAAGAAACTTTTTACGAGTGGTGATGGTGGTTTGTCTATTCTTGATTTTTACCATTATTAGCAACTTTGCTGGCGCACACCCAGTAAGCGATTGTCCCTTTCAGCCAGCCACTCAACAGAAAGTGAAGGACTTGCTGGGGTGCGAAACTATTGAATCTTTACCGCAAGAGCGGCTCAGCTTTGACTTCATCTACGACAAGAACACTGGTTATGTGAATCGCTTTACTAACTGTGAGTATGTTCGTGATAGCTGTTTAGTTATAGAAGAAGCTGAAGGCAAAGTAAGCATATCATGGGTTAGACCAACAACCCGCAAAGACGGCACGCCATTAAAGGGTGATGAGGTGATTACTTATCGCGTTAGAGCCACTGTTGATGGCTATGACGTAGATTTTAACGGAGCGCCTTACGTTGAAACAAAAGAAACCTTCATTCTAGATGATCGAGAAGTGACGGGATATGTATGCGGTTACGTTAGATCAATTATTGATGGCGTTATTAGTCAGGGTGAGCAGTCAGTGTGCAAGGATATTTAAGTGCCAAAAAAGAATATGAAATATTCTGACTTTTTGGCTTTGCACACACTAGATACTCTACCCGAAAGACAAAAGGAATGTTTAATTCTAATGCTTAACGGCTATTCCAATAATGAAATGGTGGCAAGTTTAAATGTAACAAGGTCAGCACTAACGAACTCTATCGTAAGAGTGAGAAAAGCATTCGATGTAACGAACGATAGAGAGTTGTTATTGAAAGTAATTCCGCCGATGGTAAGGGCTAAACATCCTTTGCTGAAAGGCGAATAGAAACGCATATTTAGAGGTAAGGAAAATGGTAGATCCAACCGACGAGCCAAATTATGTTTTTGAAGAGCATTACACAACTCAAGAGCAGCCAAAAGAAAGAGAGCCTTACATCTGTGATGAGTGGTGCGGCCACCCAGCGGACTCAGAGAAGTGCTGGTGTGATAAATACAAATTTAAACGTTAACACTTAATTCATGCGGAGAGAGTCAGATATGAATAATGAATGGCGATTAAAACCGCAGGCTGATGGAGGCTACCTTGTCCAATCGTATTGGTTCGGGCACTGGATAACAAAAGCTGCAGCTAAAGATGAAGAGGAAGGTAGGAGGATTATAGGTAATCTAAACAGAGGTACGATTTACGTTAACTCGTAGATCTGAACTGTAAACGCATATTTAAAGAAGGAGAACATTGTGGATAGATCAAGCTGCATGATGTGTACACACCAAGGCGGTGAAACCTTTTGTGATTATTACGATTACGGGTACATGAAGTGCGTTGAGGTTCCCTTCGGGAAGTGTCCCGATGGTTTGGATGATGAAGAATTAGACGATGATGATTGCTGTCCTAACTGCTACCAAGAATGGCAGTCATGCGACTGTAACTAACAGATTTGAACAATTTACGTCTTAGGAGGCGAGATAATGGAACAAGATGAGGTTTTTGAGGAGCTAAAATCAACTATTGAGGGTGCTAGCAATTTTATGCGCGGAATGCTTTTTGATCCTGAAATACCAGATCACGCAAAAGAAGCAATGAGGGAAAAGATTTCTGACCTCGAAAAAATACTATTTAAACATTAGCCTGAAAAAAATTGCGATTTAACCCTTGGTTAACCGCGTGAATGGAGAGAACGAAGTGAGCGTAATGAATCCGGTTGAGCCTTTTGTTATGCGCGAATTACGCTGCTGCGGTTGTGATGGCAATAAAGTACAGGCGCGTTTAACTGATGGTAGTGAGATTTACCCGCACAGGAAAGATTTGTATAGCTTGCCGTTTTGGAGGTGCGATAGTTGCGGTAACTTTGTTGGCTGCCACCACAAGACTAAGAACAGAACACAACCACTCGGCTGTATACCAACGCCAGAGCTAAAGAAGGCAAGGCAGCATATACATAAGCTGTTAGACCCGATTTGGGAAAGTGGAAAGATGAGTCGAAAAGATATTTACGCAAAGATTAGTGCTCGTGTTGGTTGGAAATACCACACCGCGAAAATACGAAGCGTTGAAGAGGCGCGAGAAATTTACAAAATAGTGCGTGAGTACGCCTAACACAAGGAAAGAGAGCTGCACAAATTTAACGAGGATCACGACCCAGATGCCATCACTTTATCAATATGTAAACAAGCTGCACGATAAGCAGCCTCTAGGGCTTGGGGTTCTGAATCGTAAGGCTTCTGGGACACTTTTGAAGCGATAAAATCAAAGTTGCTAATACTGTATTCAGAGCGAAAGGTATTGGCTGGCTTGTCATACCAAGCCGTAACGTTAAAGGTTATACCACGATAGATTTTTTTCATTATTGGATTTATAGCATAAACAGAGACATAAAATGAATATATACCAGTACGCTAAAGGTCTAGATATAGACCTGAATGCAGAGTATAAAGCGTCGGATGCGGCTAAACGGATACGTATTGGCGTTAACTTATTAAATGCCGCCGCCAATGGCGGGGAGCTAAGTTACATTCAGGTAGGAAAAAAGAAGCGGGTTTATTTAGGCGAGGATCTAATCAAGTGGAAACTGAGAAAACGTACCGAGTCGGCGACTACTACCTCACAAGAAATAGAAGCGGATCTTGGTGTAGAACATGGTACGACGTACAAACCAAGCAAAGAAGATCTACAAGCCTTGGCACTAAAAGTTTTCAAGACGCAAAGCTAAAACTCGAAGAATGGTTTGTCAATAAAACAAGTCCTGTTCTCGATAATGACCTTGAGCTGTCCAGATGCCTACTTGAGTATTGGAAACAGCATGCAAAGCACCTCACTAGGTCAGATACCGAAAAAAGAAACGCTGCTATGTGGCTAGAGTACTTTCCCGAGAAGCTCGTAAGAGAAATTAGACCGCCACAACAAAGACAGTTCATTGAACACTTAAAGGGAAAGGGGTATGCGAAAGGAACTATTGAATCAATATTCAAAACAGGCTCAGCAGCCATCACATTTGCCTGGAAGAACGATATGCTAGGCTCTCCTCTCCCTTTGGTATCAGCGACTAAGCATTTAGCAAAATATAAGATGCCTAAGATTGAGCGGTGGAGGCCGCTAGAGGTAGAGGAACTAGCAAAGTTATTCGATAACTCCAATGACAAAATGGTTCGCTTTTTAATGATATTGATTGCTTGTGCCTGTAGACCAATGGCTGCAATAGAGCTTCATGGCTCAAGGGTTGATAAGGAAAAGGGGTTGATCGATCTCTTGGCTAGTGATGTGCAAACGAATAAATACCGATCAACGGTTAGGCTGCCTAGTTTCATCAGGTGTATCTACCACGATGAGAATCTAATTACACAATCAAGTCACGTCCCGAACCTCAACAATTTAAGAAACCGGGACTGGCTACCAGCCCGACAGAAGGCACAGCTTGACGAACTAGTTGTCCCCTCATCTATTCGCCATACCATCGCAAGGCATCTGCGCGCCGAAGGCATTAAGGCGTGGCACGTATCAGCACAACTTGGTCACAGCGCCAAAGGCAGTGAAATTACAGAGATATACGCGCCAAACGACCCTAATTATCTTGATAACTGTTTAGAGTCTATCGAGGGATACTTTTATGAAGTGTACAAAAAGTCTGAAAAATTACAGGACTTTGACCCACTGAAAAGCTATAGTTTCGTTGCGCGCTCGTTGCAAAAAGAGGGTAAAGAAGATGAAGACGAAGGATAAGTCATTGATTTTATTGGTGGAGCCTAGCGGGATCGAACCGCTGACCTCAACACTGCCAGTGTTCAAAGACCACAAAACAAACTATCTATACAGTGCTTATACAGTGGTTTTTGCCCTTGTTTCAGCTTTATTTGATGCCATTAATGCCGACTGCTATAGGTTTCTCGTTGCGTTTCGTTGCGGTTTTTTTGATTCTCTGAAGGGTTGTGTTGGGCTTTGGTTATCTAAAATGGACCTTTGGATACAAGTGCACACTCCTTGGAACTCACTGAACAGAACAATATCGGCCAGATCAAAGCTAATGGCTTTGCTATTACTGGCTTTAGTGGGCTGCTCAGAACATTCTCAAGATACAGTTACCGAATGGACAGTAATTTGTGACTCGCTAGGTGAGTATGTCTACCCTGTTGAAGATCCATCAGCTCAAAGCCCAACAGCATGGCCCAACCTATTAGGACTTCAGTCAGAGTGCGTGCCTGGACGCCCCATATGGGCGGTACTCCCAGAAGAATACAGCATGCCTACAGGAAATATTATCCTTTCGCTAGGAACGGCAAACTATCTCTGGGAAACGCCTATAGATACCTTCACGATGATCTATCAGCAAGTTCTGGACACGATTGACGGGGATGTTATTTGCATTCTTCCTCAGGGTGAAGAGTACGCTAATGCAGTAAGAGGGCTATGCAGCACAGTGGTAGAGCCGCCAAAGCCAGATTACATTGACGGCATTCACGGCATGCAGGGCTATCATGATGAAATGGCTAGGCGGTTAGACTTTTTATAGTCTCAAAAAATAGATCATACCGGTGCTTGTAATGATCACCCAGTGAATCGTAGTCAGTCAGAAACGGGTTGGTAGAAAAGCTTCCGCCAACTACATTCCCTCTTTCACCGCCAAACATCCAGCGCTGATCAAGCCAATGACCCAGATTAAGAGCATGCAGATCCTCAGGGGTTAAATCGGGTTTCTGCAAGTAGTAATCGACCATTTGGTTTTCCTCAACCATCACAGAAAGATCATCCTGTGCCCATTCAGGCCAGGTCTTAAGCGAGTGCTCATCGCAGTAGTCCTTCCATGCCTGATACGTCTGCTTAGCAATCCCCTCGATGACATCAAGCGGCCTGCTATAAGGGTTAATAGACATGATGCGTGACATTATTAATTCTCCCAGATAGTTACATAGTTGTGCGAAGCAACCTTAGCTGCGCCGCTGTCGTTTAAATTATAAAGATCAAAACCGTTGACGGTTTTACCATTACCATAAATGGTCAATATTGTGGCAGCCCCAGAGGCTGACTGAGCAGTCCCTTGAAGACAGTAAGTTGAAGCTGAGCGTGCTGAGGCAAAAACTCCCCGATAAACACCAGTGGCTGGCACCGACCACGTAATGGATAACCCTGACTCCTGATCAGCCGAGGCGGTCGTACCAGAAACAAACCGAATACTGCCCCAGTAAGCAGAAATCGAATCAGAACTTGAGGCTAGCTTTGCGTTTATCTGGCTCTGTATATTACTGGTTAGGCCATCAGAGTGGTTCAGTTCTGCGGTAGTTGCTGTGATACCGTCCAGTGTATTCAGTTCTGCGGTAGTTGCTGTGATACCGTCCAGTGTATTCAGTTCTGCGGTAGTTGCTGTGATACCGTCCAGTGTATTCAGTTCTGCGGTTGAAATGGTCGCACCCTCAAGAATGCTTAACTCTGTCTCAGAAACGGATGTACCCACAAGGCTAATTTCACCAGTAAAACTCGGATTTGCTTTGACTGCCTTCTCTGACTCAAGCTCATCGATAGCGGCTTGAACTGTTATGGCGGCCAAGCCAGAGGCTGCGTTATCGTATGTGGTATTGGCTGCAGAAGAGGCAAAGCTAGACCATTGCGAAGGCGATGATGCAGGAGTGTTACCAATATTGTTATTAACTAGTGAGAAGTAGAGAATGCCGCCATCAGCCACAACGTTATCTGCAGCATAGGTTTCGTTACTATTGTAAATACCAATAAAAATTATCTTAGACCAGTGGGTCGGTGATCCTGAGGGATCGTTACTGTTGTTATTATTAGTGAGCGATATATAGAAGTCGCTATCGCTGGGGTCCTGAGCAATATCGCCCACACCATAGTCTATGGTTGCCCCCCATATGTTGAACTGAACCTTACCGAAAAGATCAACCGGATCAGCCTCATCAACTTCATTCCCGCTAGAGTCAGTTAGCACAACACGTCTATAGCCAGAGAAGAAAATATCTGGAACTCTGCCGGCACCTGTAAGTGTCACATAATCTGGGTGCTGGCTAGATAATGCTTGATCCTGATAGACTCGCTGAATATTGCTTGTGCCAGGCTCGTAGAAATAAAGGCGTCCTGCCACTAATATCTGACCATTGTCATCAAAATATTGCGGGAACGGGTTTTTAAACCGGCTTGTCATAGTAAGTGCCTATAGTTTCTTGTGGGCTGAATCATTTGATTGAAATGTTTGGTTGATGTATCTTGTTACTTGATTGTTTTGGGCAAAACACCAATGGAAATTTTTATTGTTTTTTTCGACCTGATCCAGTGTGTGCTACTCAGTGTTTGCGCTTACTGTTTGTGCTATATAATCAATCGAACCTTTCCCGAAGATCGTATGTCTAGAGTGTTTCTTAAGTTGACGCCTTTTTTTGTGATTGTGGCAGCAGTAATTCTTACATTAGCGGCCTTTTTCCTGTTGGGAATTTAGCGATTAACTAACTCTTTTAATTGCCTGGCTAACCTCAATTTCTCTTCGCTTGGCGGTACATAAATCCTATCTTTCACTGCATTCAAGCCAAACTGAACGGCCTGCCCAGTGACACCCGCTCTATCTAAAGCAACTCCTGCACCCTTCTCCATCACACCTTGCATCGAATTCGGTTTGAAAGAACCAAAAACCCTCTCAAGTTCTGAGTTGAACATAATTTGCGTCATGATGTCGTCGTCGAACTCACCGCCGAATTTTCTGGCCGTAGAGTCGAGATTGTCTAGAGCCTCAATTAAATCATTCGCTTTAGCATAGTTGGTTATAGTTTTACGGAGCTCTTGACCAACCAGAGATTCAACACGCCCTGACTGGGGATCAAACCTTCTACCCATCTCCTTTGCAAAAGGAACGATGGTTTCCGCGGCCATAGCAAAGTCCTCGTTGGCTTTGGTATAGTCATCAGACATAGCTTTAAGCCGTTCATTGATCTTGGATCTTACGGCCTTGAGTGCTGTTTCTGCCTCATCATCCAATGAAGCAACCAGGGGTGCCTTTTTATCGTAATCAATCTGTTTGGATATGTAGCGCTTTAATTCATGTAGCTCAGACGCATCATCGTAGGACGTTTTTAGTCGCGCATACACATCACTAATAGGCGTGGTGTTGCTGCGCTGAATGAGGGAGTTTGAGAAATCCAGCTGATCTGCGTCAACAACTCTGACACCTAGCTCATAGAGGTTATTATCGAAATCATCAACGATTTCCTGAATATCAATTGACTTACCTTTTAAGTCACTCTCTACGGCAGCACCAATCCGTTTGCTGGCCTCCCTTTGTGCATTGATGATAGTTTTGAAGCGCTTCATCGCATTCTCACCAATGACAGACTGAGGAATATTTCGCTCTGATCCCTTTACGCCGCGTATGAAGTTTTCAGCACTCTCGATCATTTTTGAAGCTGCTTCACGATCACCCGCTGTCATGCGGTTGGGTGCAACAATCAACTTTTCACTAACACCCTGCTTGATAAGATCGCGGCCTAGGCGATCAGGTATGACCTTCCCGCTTTTTTTATCTATGCGCCATCCTGCCCCCTCAATAGTTCCATCGATGATGCCCTGCCTAGCATTCGCCTTTTTGACCGATTCATACCGAGGACTCTTTATACTCCGGGCCTGCTCTGCTGGCGTGGTAAGCACTTCTTCAATGTACTCAGATACGACGGGAGAACGTGACTTTAAGGCAGTTAGTTTGGGTTGCAACGCATCGACAGCAATTTTCCCTCCTGTAAAGCCAGTTGCGGCCTCCAATGCATCAGGTAAAACTCTAGCAGTAGCAGCAACAGCGCCCTTGGCTTCAGCCGGAATAGGTAAATCCTCTACTGCATTAAATGCCGTCTCACCGAAGTTTTCGCCCATATTAACGAAATCATTTACTATATTTTTCAGTAATTCAGGAGCTGTTTGATATTTTTCAGATAGCATAGTGATAAGCCTCTCGCCATCTTCATTAATCTCAACTGAGGGCAGCTTATCGGTTAAAGCTTCTGCAGCTTTGAGTGAATCATCAACCTTTATGTCTTTCATTCGACCATCAAAACCGAAGTTTCTGGCGATATTGTTGGCAACAGGTATCAATGGCCTGGCGATTTGACCTGATAGAGCTAATGAACCCTCAAGTGCTGTTTTACCAACGTTTGCTGCTCCTACGCCGGCCACACTAAAAACACCTGATGCAAGCTCACCCGCCGTCATGGATTGCTCATCTTGAAAAGCTGAATCATTCGCCACAGGTTTGGCTGTGGACAGGTCAAAACCTGACTTCTCCTGAATAGGCTTGGCAGACGCTAAATCAAAAGCCATTAGTTAACCTCTTCAATTTCGCCGTTTGGGCCAACATAAGCACGATTACCGTTGGCATCCTGTTGCAGACCCCAGCCTTTTCCATTAACAAGAGGTGTATTGTTTGTGATTGGACCTGTCTTATCCCTTGGTGGATTTTTACCTGCATCTCTTCTCTCATTAAAAGATTTCAGCCTTTCTGAGCCAAAAACACGTTCACGGCTAATTTGATCCTGGTCGGCCTGCTGAAGAATATTTTCAATTTGGTTATCTGTAGCCAAGCGCTGCGCTGAAAATAAATCTTGTGCTTGACTCATAAAATCAGCTCTTTGATCATCACCCAAGCGTGTACCTTGCATTGCTCTGTTGTACAGATTAGCTACTCTTTCAGGAACGCCGGCGGCATTTTGTGCAGTCGCAAACTCACCCTCTCTTACCGTTGACCCGGGATCAAGCATTTTCATAAAGTTGAAAATAAGAGACATATCGCTTGCTGCAGTGCCTTTATTGCCTACTTTTTGAATACGACTGTATGACTCTTCTACCTGCCTGAAAGATTTAGTGACATCTGCAATACCACCACGCAATGTATTTATTTGACCTTGAGGATCTTCCTTATTTTCACCTCGGTAACCCTCCACCTCTTCGGCCACAACGCCGCCAGAATTGGTGAGCTTATAGACCTGCCCGGTGGGTGATACCTGTGATGCAGTGAGAATATTGTCCTGTTGGCCGCCTACCAACCCTATCGCCTTAAGTTGCGCTTCATTTTGCGCAAAGGTGGAAGCTATACCCCGCAGCTCAGCCACCTGCTCAGCATAAGGCTTAGCCATCAAGCCTTGCGTATCGGCGGTATTTGCCCCTTGAGCGCCCAATTTATCGACGCGCTGCTGAAGATGGTTGTTTAGAGCAGCCTGCTTTTGCTCATCATCCATATCACTGGAGTTGATGATTTGCATAGCGATCATCGTATCTTGGTAAGCATCCTGAAATTGAATTTTTTTATCGCGCTGCTTTTTGCCTTGCACAACGTTTGCTAGACCCTTTCCGGCACTATCAGCTACAGCCATCTTCGTGTCTGCCGCCTGATTGATAATATCCGAGGTAATCACTCGCTGAAGAGGTGAGACCATAAAAAAATACCTTTAATGAGTTTAAGCTAATGCCGCTATAGCGTTTGAGCCGAACTGAAGCGCCTGCTGCATTCCTGTAGGTTGACCAGCCCTGAAGGCATCGCCTTGAGCGTTTGCCGTACCATAGTTCTGTGCAAGTTGAGCCAAGGTTGTACCGGCGCCAATGTTCGCATTCAACAATAACTGACCAAGATTTTGCTTGGTTTGAGCTACATCTTTATTTACGCTGCCTCGGATAGCGCCTATTTCTCTGTTAGTGTCACGCTTCAAGCCTGCACGGTCGCCAGAGAACATACGGATAATGTCAGCTAAGGTTGTACCGGAGCGCTCAATGGCACCCTGTGTATTACCTGTAAGACGCTCACGCAATGAGGCAAGCATAGAGCCAGCCCCCATACCTCGGTCGGATATTTCACCCAACCGATTTGCATAATTATCGTAATCAGATTGCGATTGTTTGAATGCACGATCTTGGAGAGCTGTTAGCGTTTTCGGTGACAATAAATTTTGACGTGCGGCAGCACCACGCTGTATAGCGCGTTCTTGCTCATCCTGATAGAAATCCATCAAGCCAGATGATTTAAACTGCTCTATAGCGGTTCGTTGAGCATCTTCACCCAAAGCGCCTGACAGTGCCGCCTGCATTTCGCTGGCCTGGTCGCCGCGCTGCGAATAACCTTGCAGAGGCTGCTCAGCTTCCGCATAACCTGATCGCAACGCTTGCAATGATTCACCCAAGGTTTTTTCAATCTGCTCTTTTGTGCCTTGCTCGCCAGAATTCAGTTCATCCATGGCGCGGGTTTCACCGCGACTGATATTGTTGATCTGGGCTTCGGCGCCAAATCGCAAGTTATCTGCTGATCCCCTGAACAGCCTTTTGGCTATCTCTGTTCCCGCTTCAAGGTTTTCCTGAAAAAGATCTTGGCCGCGCATAACGGCATCAGCTTGAGTTCTTGCAGCCCTATCGGCGGCATCAGCTTGGTCATCGTTACCAAGAACATCACCTAATATATCATTAGCAAAACCAGTCATTGTGGTATCTCATAAAGGTATTTATCTTCATTTTTGGAAATGCATCTAAACCCGCCAGAAGCGGCATAACGTCTTACATCCTTCATGCCTGAGAGGATAAAACAGCGCATCTTTTTCTCTGGCAAATGGCTTTTGACCCAATCAATCAATTCACGCATCGCATACAAGGCAATCTTCCCGCGATACTTTGGTAAAAAACCTACATTCATATAGAATCCATCGTCTTTGATATAGCAAGGAAATATACCCGCTATATCATCATTCAGTCGGGCCATTAAATAAAAGCAGTTAGGGTGAAAAGGTATGCATATAGGTTCGTCTGGCAAATAAAACCGCTCTAGAACATCCTCATGTAACAAGACATCAGCGATGGCATCTTCATCAAATGAACGCTGTATTGTTACCCTATTGCTACCCATCCAGTATTACCCGTTGTTGTGGTTTTGATGTAAACCAATGTGCCTGCTGAGCCTGTGTTGTTGAGATACATCTTTTTCTTTTGGCCAATTAACACCCCTTCAGGTGAACCGCTACCCTCAGCAACATCGAGAAAATTTAGCAATTTTGTGACTGCCTCCATCCATCCCCGCATTTCCTCGGTAGCGACATCTCCACCGCCACGATTTTCTTGGATAGGTCTGTCACGATGGGATATTTGAATAGCCATTACTTAGGAAAAACCTCTATCTTGTTGATGCCCACCGGGTTATCCCCCGCATAATGAAGGCGAAGCTCACGTGATTTCGTAAATCGCCCTAAACGCCGGAAAATACACAATCTGCCATAGTCTCCAATAGCACCCAAATTCTTAAATATTTTATTGGTGAACTGTCCATTGTTATCACTGTAAGAAATACCAATGCTTTCACCTTCACCGGTATCCGCACTGATTTGTAATTTAGACACTCTTGCTGGTGTACCGGCATTTTCAAAAGGCTGGGTTGTACATATTCTCACTACGGTATCACCGTATTCATTCCCAGACTGGCTATCAATTCTACCTATACGACCATCAAAGCTATCACCTACAAATAACCGATTGTAGGCTCTAGTAATCGCAGAAACCCTCCACTGTAAATCCGTGCCATCTACTCTTGAGCTTCTCTCATGCCACACTTTTCGCTTCCAACCAATCATGCGGGTTGCAGCAAGATCAAAAACAAACGTCCTATTGTTTACCGTCAAAGCTGCGAAATCAGCCCCGCGCTTTGAGTATGTAATGATATAAGCCTCTGACAGTTCAGTGTCGGTAAATTGCTCAAGCACATCATCAAGCGCTTCAGTAGAAATTTTTTGCGGAGCACCACCGCTATACAAGTAGACACCTAGACCCCGGCCTCCACCTTCCCCTAGAAAAACTATCGACTCTACAAATTCAGCAATAGCAAACTTGGCTCTTAGCCCAATATCCAAGGCCGCATTGGGTACTGCATCAAAGGTGAAATCTACGTTTCCCACATCATTAAATGGTTGAACGGTTTCGGTGCCAAATGCATACAATTGATTTTTGTAGACATGCATGGCCACTAGTTCATCTGGGTCTGCCTCGGCATCTGCCGCATCTAGGGTACGATATGATGAGCCATCGAGTAATTCGCTGTGGATTATCTTTTGTGTTCCAGTTTTATTAAACACAAAATAACCATTGATAAAAACTACGGTATCAGCCGGCCCATCAAAGTCACCGTCTGTGATCGTCGTCAAACCACCAGCTGCAGAATAAATATACGCCTCAACCCCTGGCACCACGATACACAACTGTGTACCGTTGGTAGCTATAGACACCCGACCAAAGCCTGTGATAGCTCCCAAATCCTCTCTAGCTAGTGTTTCTACCCCTAATGTGACTGTTCGATTCAGTCGGTAGAGTTTTTGTCCGCACACAAAATAAGGTATGCCTGACATACTTTTAGCGCCACGGCACTTTTCTTTTGCCGTACCTATTGGAATGCTAGGGGCTGCATCCTCCAAAGAGATACCATCTGTGGCATACAGGTTTTCCTCGGTTGGTGTGTTTCCCTCAGGTATATTTGTATACCAATTAACGCAATTTTGATCAGACAAACTTTTTGAGCGGGTCTGATAAAAACCTCCGGTGAAAAAAAGAGGTACACCTGATTTTCTAGCCATTCTTAGAGATCCAGACTGTACATACTGGCACGACAACATCAATGGAATGGTTAACCCCTTCAGCCCATAGCTGAATGCTATCGCCCGGGAAAAGATGCTCCGTAAAAAGAAACTCAAATGTTGAGTCAGTATCTGAAGAGACTATGACTTGTCGGCGCGTATCTTCAATGACAGAAAAGGCACCACCGCTAGGTTTTTTAGCTAAGTAAAGATTGTAAGTTTGCTGCGAGCTATCCGCTCTCATCGCCAATTGGACACTAATATCAGCATCAAAATCAGCTGATAACAGACTGCAGATAATGCCTGAAGAATCCACGCTGAAACCGACTGAATCAACACTTACCCAAGACCCTAATACTGGCGTCGGTGTATTGGATGTAATCACAGTTGGCGCACTATTACCGTTAAGCCTGGCTCGACCATAAGGACTTTTGCCAGCAAAATAGTTGCTATCCCCAACCCCAACATTGGCCGTACCTCTCGGTAGAATATCTGGCCTGTCTGGCTCACCAATTACAATAGCTCTAGCGCGAACCTTTAAATAACTGGTTCTTGCTTGCTCGCGTAATTCGCTGCTAACCGGTTCATCAAACTGCGGGGCCAGCTTGACGGCTAACTCTTTCACAATCCATTCGGTTGACCAGTTGGGTACCGTAATGAATTCACTGGTGCTAGCCACTGGCGTGTAGCCTAGGCGTGCAGCAATCTCTGAGTGTGAAGCCATCATACGATTAAGCGAACGAATTGCGGACTTGGTTTCATGTGGCTGCAAATCCTGGTACGCATCGTGAGCCCCTATCTCTAGGAGCGCATCTTCTATGGTGTCACCGACTCGTTCCATTCAGTGAAGCCTTACTTAGTATTCTTGTTTTTAGCCTTCGCTTCAGCATCCGCTTTGGCTTTGGCCTCTTCTTCAGCCTTAGCCTTCGCTTCAGCATCCGCTTTGGAGTCATTCTTCTCTGTTGACTCAAGTTCTTCAACGGTATTCACGAAGCCCATTTTTTTCAGGTCATCCGCGTAACGCTCACGGTGACAAATAACCGATACAAAACCTTCTTCGTTATCGGCTTTAATAAACATTTGCTGATGTGTTTTCTCTGACATGATTTATATCCTCAAAAAAGGGGCCGAAGCCCCTGCACTAAAAGGTAAATTAATAAGACTTAGCTTAAGCCGTAACCTTTACCAGCCATCAATGGTTGAGCAATACCAAACGCCGGAACCATGTCAACACGCAGCTGGTGAGTATTGGCCAAAAGGCTAGAGCCGCGTGAGAATCGCATCACATAGCCTGACTTGGACTTATAAGTCACATCTTGCGCTTCCAATTTTGGAATCTGGATGGTGTTCACCATGAAGGCGCCCTTGTTATAGAACAAGTTCGGCTGATACACAGTGTCCGCCGCACCTTTAATGGTGAACGCATCGCCAGATGCCAGAGCCGCAGAGATGTTGTTGTAGGCGCCTTTACCGCCAGCAGTCTCATAAATAGCTGGGGCTGTCACGGTAACAGTCACAGCACCACTACCATTGGTGTCTCCACCGGTCACCACTGTGCAGCTGAATGGCACTGGTGTACCACTTGCACCCATAATGGTTTCACGAGTCTTGATGTTGACATGTGAGCGTGCATTAGCACCCGTTCCGGTGAATTCGATGATGTCACCTGGACGGACTGCATCTGTGGTGCTAGTTGAAAGGCCGGTCAAGGACAATGACATCGTCATCGAGTCCTTGGCAGCAACATATGTTGCTGTTGGCGTTGCAGCCAAAGTACCTGCGCGATCAGAAGCAGCACCCGCTGTGTAGTTCTTCAGACTGCTTGAAGTCATTGCACGAAGACCGCCGACATTAGGGGACAACATCGAATCGCGCCAAGCGTCACGAATCATCTTGTCATCGCCGTTCAGATTGGCCTGAACATTTGCGAGATTCGACTGACTGAAAGGGTTCATGACGTAGTAGCTGTTAGTCATTGGCACACCAATAGCTTTCATCAATGCCGCAGCGCCACTTACCTCATTCCAGTTGTTAACTGCCTGACCTGGCGTGCCATAATGCAACCCTGCATTCTCAATCATGAATTGACCAAGCGAGGTTTCCAGTTCAAGGCACATTTCCTCGGCAATGCCTTCCATGAGTTCATCAAGCTGGTCAAGTTCCAGTGCCTGCTCAACATCAGACCAGTTTTTATAAACCGTAATGTAGTCCTGCTTCGTTACTGCAATACGGCCTGCAATGATTTCATCAGCTGTAGAGCTTGAAATATCACCGCCTGGAGTACGAATGGATTTGTGTTGATGTGGACGCTTCACATAAATGGTTTCACCAGTTGCTGCATCGTGACCATCTTTTGTGGTGTCAGTGTCCACCGTTTTACCGAGCACAAGCATCGATTCGAATGCTTTAGCAAACGATCGAACAACTTTAGTGCCGTGGTTTGAGCCTAGATTGTTAGACATAGTATTTCTCCTGAGCCTTGAGCTTTAAATAAGTTAGCCCGCTAGTCTATGATTTCGCCGTACTCATCGACGGTGTCAGTAGAGCTGCCTGCCTTCAATTTCTCGGCAGGTTGCGGGGTTTCAGATTGTTTAGGTTTGATGAGACTATTTTTGATCTTGTCCAGCTCTCGGATGGCATCCCCTACACCACCACTCAACACCTGGCTTAATTGCATCGGCTTGGTCGCCAACTCCATCACCAGCTGAGGTTCGTTCATGAGTTCACTGGCAATCGTTGCACCCAGAGTACCTTCCGGTAACTGACTTGCGACCACTTGCTCTGCATGGGCCAATTGCTTCAGATCAATACCTGCCTCTGTCGCTTTAACCTGAAACTCTTGAACTTGCTCCTGTTGAACGTTTTCGGCTTCCTGCTTTTCCTGAGCCGCTAACTGCTCTGATTCGTTTTCGTACTTAGCCTCATCTTTCAAGTAGGCTTTGTATGCTTCCTCATCGGCGGCAAACTTTTCAGGATCAACATCCCTATCTTCTGGGTTTGGTGGTTGTACTGCTTGCGGTTTTTTCAGTTCGCGCAACTGCTTTTGCGTGTCCTTCAATTCCAGCTCGAGCTTGGACAATTTGCTGTCTTTGTCGTAGCTTGTTCGAGTGAGTTCATCAATCCGAGCCTTCACCTTTTCTTTGGTGAACGATTCAGGATCATCGAAATCAATGAAGTTGCTACCACTCTTACCTTCAGCTTCGACTGAGGGCTCCTGTTTCTCTTTGCCATCGTCCTCGTTGGCACTATCTTCCTTGCCCTGCTCAGTCTCCTGAGCGGCTTGCTGATCATCGGTTTTCTGGACCTGATCAGTGTTTTCACTTTCCGCTGGTGCGGCACTTTCTTCTAACGACTCTTCGCTCATTACTTCATCTAACATGGTTTTTCTCTCTTAAGCCAAAGGCTCACTGGTTGGTTGCTTGTTGTATCTGTCCTTCGATTGACTGCTCAGCATTTAGGTCTTCTGAACCTATCTGCTCACCCTCTTGGATTTGTTTAAAAGCGCTTGCTAAGTCTTTCAATGTCTGTGCGACCTGCTTTTGTTCTTCAAGCATCAGCTCTATTGAGCGGACGCTATTATCAAATTCTTGTTTATCTTGTTTTTGCTGGAGTTCAATAACCTTGATTTCACGATTAACCTCTGCAGTCTCTGCTTCGGTATTCGCTTTCTTTATTTCTGCTTGACCAATGAGCATAGCGGGATCAACTAGCTCACTCTGTTGCTGGCTTTGTTCCTGCAACATTTCTTTTTCATCATCGGTGAGCTGTTCTTCAGGAATTGAACCGGACAATACTTTATTACGCCTTACTCGCTCGGCAAGAATATCCATACCTGGGGAGTCAATATTGTTGAGTAAGATGTCTTTACCTTCCTCAATGATGCTGGGATCAACATCAGCAAGACGCATAATGAAGTCATTTGTTTCTTGGCGCTTATTCTCATAAGCAGGACCAATACTGCAAATGGCATCATAGACACCCACACTTAAATCGATGGGCTCATGCACTTTGCCTGTCTGGCGATCCACAATGCGCTTATGCAGCGTTATTTCGTCGTGTGAGCCATCGCGATTAAGGATTCGTATTTCACGCTCTGCATCATAGACGCTGGGGATAGAACCAATACACACCTTCGCCACATGCTGAATCATCACTTCTTGTGAGCAAAAGTACTCGTATGTGCCGTTATTGCCTCGATTCTCTAAACGCTGCAGCGCTATATCTGACTGTAAACCGGAATTGTTTTGTGGATTGGTGCCGAACTTACCCGAACCGCGCTCGATTGACGCCTCTGTGAACTCCAACAACTGCTGGAGACCACCCGATCCCTGTGGACCAGGCATCTTAAATGGTGGTGTAGGTCCACCTGCCGCCTTATAACGCTGAATAGGTGCGGCACTAGTCGCATAACTCTTTAATTCAGACTCAACATCTTCTGACTGCTCAACAGAAATCCATATTTTTTCTTTAGCTGATAAAGCTAAGTCATCAACAGCCCGGCTTCCCGCATAATTAAGAACACGCTGCTCATCCATGCGCTTTTCAACAATGCCACGTGAAAGCACTTTGCCTTCTGCAATACGAAAATTTGGCAAGTTAGGAATGTACGGAAGCAGTTTAAATGGAGTATCTTCAGCGTCTCCTAGCCAGCCCTTTGCATCGTAAAGCCGACGCTTAACAACGATTTTTTTGCGTTTTCGCGAAGCAACAACGGTAATGCCCCTGAGCGCGAGCTCATCAAAGATTGGCTTATCTTCCTCAGAGTAGACTTCGCCATTGGACATTTTATAGAGCGTCCGATCAATCGCCTCTTTCCAAAAAATACGGCATACCGTCACTCCATTTGCTTTATAGAAATAGCGCTCACAGTTGCCGTCTTTATCAATAGATTGAGGCGGTCTTTTGTATTTTTCTTCAAACTCATGAAGCGGTATATTAAAGTGAACATGCACATGGTTAGCATCTTCAGCCGTTGGCTTGGTAAAGCCTGCCTCAAACCAGATACGATCTATTGCATCCGGCTCATCCTTAATAATCAGATCTTGATCAAAGGAATCAGCATCAATGTAATCATGATCTACACTGACACAACTAAACCCAACCTCTATAGCTAATTTACCTGCCTGCTTGTAAGCATCATCGGCATTGGAAAAGTCTTCAATGTTTCGAATTAGCCCAGAATAATAATTAGCATTTTCTTTAGTGGCTCCATCTCCTTTTGGCCTGATTTTAATTTCAGCCTCATTCTTTGCCATATCGGCCCAAGTATCCTCAACCAATGCTGTGCACCGGTCAAACGTACCAACGAATCGATTACTAAACTTGTTGCGGATGCTTGGATCCCATTGCCCGTCTTTGTGGTGCAGAAAGGCATGTATCTCCCGCATCATCTCTCGACGATCATAATCAGCTTCTTGGTCTGCTTTTAAGGCCTTTAGAACAGCCGCATGTTCAGAATAATCAATCATCAATAAAAACTGTCGTATTCGATAGGAGTAACAGGTTTTTTCAATGTTCCTGTACCGGACAAGTTCATCATGACGCTATCAGCCAAGTTCGGACTGTCTATTTTCAATGCTTTCATCTCCGGCTTACTTAATATTTGTATTTTTCCTGCACCGTTGGGCTTTTTCGGTATACGGCATATTTCAGCGCGTAACGTTCTTAGCGCTGTGATCTCGCTACTGAAGCTGATTAGTTCGTCGGGGTTGGCCCACTTTTTCTCAGTTACCGCTAAGTAGGTTTTGAACATCCGGTCTCGAAGAATCCAGTACCACTGTGCTCGCTTATTGGTGAAAGTCTCCCGATTACTCCGGGCCTTACCAATATCAATCTCTGTCTTGTTGTAAATTTGATCCGGGTTATCAACAGCTGCTTGGCCATGAAATTCAGAGGCTGACATTTTCTTCCCTTTCAGGCTTTTGCCAACCTGCTCTCTAAGCCCGGCGCCAACACCGTCGGCATCCCATACAAACTCATCTGCACCCACCTCGATGGCGAAATCTAATGCCCACCTACAGGCATCATTCACACGTCCATCAGAGCTCTCGAGCACCTCTTTGAATACTGAACCATGACGATAGGCAAGCCCTGCTGGATCATTACCTCCGTCAAACGGATCATGTGAAACAACCTCAACACCTTCAGGTTCGAAACCAATCTTAATGTGGGCATCAATACACGCATCAAACCACTCAGGCTCAATGATCGCGTTTTCAACTGTGTCTGAATAAGCGCCACCCCAGATATGATCATACTTGGCGCGTGACATTATCTTCTTTGCCCTGATACGTTGCTGATTTAGCTTTTCTGGAAACCATGGATTGTCATACCAATTGATTTCAACAATCATTAGGTACTCATCTTCATAGAACCCATCTCGCTCTAGAATGTGCTCATATGGCAGAAGAAATTCTTTGGATACAGGATCTTTTGACGATCCCCTATTCATGCTTATCCAAATTTCTGAATTGTTCTCTCTGATTGTTGGGAACAAAACATCTATGGATTCCTGAGAGATGTATTGACCCTCTTCTATCCAAACCCTGTTAACGCCATCAAGCGACTTGACCGAACCAATGTTCCTAGCGAGCCCCCAATAGAAAATCTCTCCACCAGTTTGGCTGGTTATCTTTTTGGTTGTAGGATTTAAAGTCTCTATTCCGTAATGTGAAATACGCCGTCGCATTGATGAGTGCACTGATTGTTCAAGTGAGTTTTGATGCTCTCTTGCACAAAGAAGCTTTTCACCGTCATCACAAAATTTCAGAAAGCAATCAGAAAAGGCAATAGTTTTTGTTGCAGCCCTTCCGCCAACTGCAATCTTCACTGCTTTAGGGGTAGTTATTAGGGGTAAGATTTTTTCAGCAACTTCAATCTCTATTTTGCTCAGAAGCCTTTACCGGTTGAATTGTCCAAGTATTTTGAATTGGCCCACCATCAGGACCTGAGTGTTGATTGTCCGTCCTTTCACGCAGCCCAAGGTCTCTAGCAATCAAATTGGCATTCAATAAGCCAGCAGCACCACCTTCAAATTTGTTCGCCCAGATAATCTCGCTTACTTCGCCGTGAATTTCACTGAATGGATGGTCTTGCTCTCCGTATGTCATCCATGTTTTTCGGGTTATACCCAGGTGAACGCAGAGTCCTGATACAGTCATTGCACGCATTAAAGGTATATCTTCCGTAATCACATCACCCTGATATGAAAATGCCTTAGTTTCGTAAAGCGGGTTTTCATCAACCCACTCAAAGTACTTAACACAAGCTTTCCATAGAGCTGCAGCGGAACGGTATTTTTTATGGGCACCTGTTCGTTTTCTTAGTTTCCAATACTTATTCTCTTTGCCCGGTCCTCTTGCCATCAGTATGCTGCCTTAGCACCGCCGACCTTGATTGTGGTTCCAGTCGGTGTCCCACCACTTTGTGAGATTTGGAATTCATCACCAGCCCTAAAATCGAAAAGTCGGTGGAAGTCGGTTGTGAAACTTATCTCTAGGTTATTTTCATCAAGAGCATTACCCATGGAAACACCTGCATCAAACATCTCTATAGTGATAGTCCCCGTCACATCTTTAGCCTTGATGGTTACTCCCTCACCTTGAACTTGATATTTTAAAGATTTACCCGCTGCATTAAGTTTTGGCATGACAAAATTCTCTTTTCTCTTGATAAATCAGACGACATACGTCTGCGGAGGCAGCTACAAAAATTTTGCTACCAGATCCTAATTCATAATTGATTTTGCAATTCCTGTGCTACTAGACATTGTTGCAGCTAAGGCCACTGCCTTCTGTGCCGCAGCCAGCTTTCTGATTGCCGATGTAGGAAGTTTCACGGCTTCCCAATCTGTACTCATGTTCGTGTTGAAATCGGCTATCGTGTTGTTCGCTGCGCCACCTGCTTGGTTGTAGGCAAACAAATCAGTAGTCGATAAATCAACAGACTCATCAACAAATACCAACCCACCCTCATAGGTCACACCTTGATTGGCATCATAGTTAGACGCAACGGCGTTGAAGTTAGAAATATCAGCAACAATAGCGACACAGTCTTTGTAAGTAAGCGCAGGGGTATCCGTGGCTCCTTGCGCATTGGCCGCAAACATTGAGTGGCCGGTCTGCTCAACCTCACCAGTGTGTACCGCGATGCTTTTATCAATAGTCCCGGTAGCCCCTTTTCCGTAGTAGTGAGGGCCGTTTGCATCGACAACTAAGTGACCGCTAGAGTAATGAGCAGTCGTTAATGAAAATAGAATGCCTACATAACCATAAAGTGATTTAAGGCCATACCCTTTTGCGTCCGTACCCATACCAAAAAGGATGTTATGCGGTGTATCACTGCCGGTTCCGTCGTATTTCTTACCAATTACAGTGGTGCCAGAAAGACCGCCACCACTAATATTTGAGGCGGTAGTTGATTGACCATGCGCCAATAAGTAGCTTTTCCTAACATCACCGACAATTAAGCCACCAATAACCCAAGGATCTACCGAGACCGTGGTTCCGCTCATTCCCCGATTTAAGATACCGAAATGGGTTTTGGTATTACTGGCAGATTCGATAATTGTAATATTGGGATTTGTGATAACACCATTTTCAGCTTTGTTATCAATGGCGACCATATCGGCATCGAACCCGCCATCACGCATTGTGATTTTTGGCGAATCCATCTGAAAGGTTAACGCATAGGTTTTGCCATCATCACTTCGATTGGTTAACACGCCCGTGAAAGATGTGTCACTCGCCGTGACATCCATCTCCAAGCTATTGATCTTTATAATTTGATCCGCAACAGCTGCAACTGAACTGGATAAGGAAAGCGCAGCGATTGCCGGACTACCCGTAATGTAATCACCAGTCATTAGCTGTATGCCATGACGCTGATTGATTGTTATCGCATAGTTGTTGCCACAGATATAATGAGAATCCACCGAGCGGAAGTCCCATGCATCACTAGCATCAACACCAACATCCAACGCGGTAGCTGATCCTGATCCGCTATTGCTTGAGGCTCCATCCACAACAACGCCATTCAACTCGACAAGAGCAGAGGCCGGCAAAGTAGAAGATAAGCGGACTGCATAGCTTGCAGAGTCGCCTGTTAAAATAGCCTGCCTGCGGTTTTTAGCCTTAAAGATCAGTCCTTTGACTAACTTGTGGTACGCGTCTGAACCATAACTGCCTGAAGCATCAGCGTTATAAGTACCATCAGCCAATTCAACGGTGTCCGCTGCTGTAGCAGAGCTGGTGGCCTCAGCAGGTGTTAACCAAGGAGTAGATTCAACCTGAGCCTGAGCATATGACCGTGAATCATCACCATCTGTTGCAACATAAACCTTAGCCACTATTGATTCCTCATGAACTTAACGCCCGACCAAATCAACGCCGCTGCATATAAAATCAAAACGGGCGCATTTGTTGGTGTGAATTCAGGGGTGTTTTGTGCAAGAACTGAAATCATCATTAATGACTCAGCAGTTGATTTGTTAACAAGGTTTTTGCCGGTCGCAACATCTTTTAAATTGTCACGCGCAACAACCTCTAGCACTGGCAATACCAGCGCCTTAAGGATCTGATTCATAATGATGGCTTCTGTTAGATAGGTTGAACTACACCGGTTTCATACCAATGCTTAACGTTGAAATTCGGACAGGTCTTTTTGCTGTCAAGATCGTAATGACCACAAACCTCGATTGACGGCCATTCTTTTACAATGAAATCTATTTCAGCACGCGATTTAATGGATGCTCAAAAGATAGCTGTGCTCGAATTCTTTTTCGGTGCCTTTTCCTAGACGCGTGTTGTAATGCTGCTTCCAGTAATGAGCTAAAGCTGCCACGTCATTTGCCATAGGCAGAGGCTCTGGTCTTCGGTAGTACTGCATACGCGCCATAGCGGCGGCATAATTTAGATTGCCTACCATCTGCTCTGCTTCCACAAATGGCGTCAAGGTTTGAATCTTTTCTGATAGCCTCGGCTGGTACTCGAGAAAGTGCTCCCAAATATCGTCGTGTGTTGCGGGTTCCATCTGGAAGATGCCCACAGCTGGGCCGCCTTTGAGTTGGCGAAGGTAAAACCCTTGCTTACTTTCTTGCGCTGCGGTTCCCATCAACAGATTTTCAGCCGACTCAGACCATAAGCCGATCTGCTCCAGTGTTGGCCTGATAATGTATTCGCGTAAATGCTGGCCGTTGATCATTTCGATCCGCTCCTGATTCGATCAACAACCTCCTCGAGCTTATCTATTCTCCCATACACAATATTTAAATCCTTTTTGGCCTCTGCTCTCGGGTAACGGTCTTTGGTCATTTCTTGCAGCCCACGCTGATTAATCAAAATCCCATCGATCACCTTGTCAGTACCGCGCTGCCATTCAGTGTTTTCGGCCAGAGAGATGGACACCTTGCCTAGCGAGTTAACCAGCTCTCTGACTTCGACTATATCCCGTTCCATGTAATTAACTCGAGTTATCAGAACTTCAGAGCCGATCTTTATCGCCAGAGTGGCAGAGCCCATACCGACAATGACAGCCGTAATAACCGCCACAACAACCGGCAAAACAATATTTTTAACGACACTGTCGCGGCGGCGGTCAATTCCTTGTTGTGGCGACATACTAAGTCCTTAAAATTATTGGAGAAAGTTGGGTTTGATTTTGTTTAGGCAATAAAAAACCCGGCTGGTTGGCCGGGTCTTAGAGATAAATTTCTGAAGTATGGGAAAAAAGTATACCGATTTGGCGCAAAACGCAAGAAAAAACTAACTGCTTTCGGCCAACGAGCGCAGTAATTGCTCGATCATAGCTTCATGCCGCTTGTAATGACGTTGGTATTCACTGTGGTGATTGAGAATGATCCGCTCTGCCGCTTTTCGATCTGACACCACTTTTCCGAGATACCTGTCCAGAATCACACCGGCCCAAGTGTAATAATTCTTCAAGGGTATCCGGTATTTTTTTCTGGTTTCAATCTCGAACTTACGGACATGCTTTCCAAGTTCGTGGGCTAGATGCGCTAACAGGATTTGAGCCGCTTGTTGTTGTGCATTGCCGCTGTGTCCATCCGTGGTTAGCACCTTAAGATAATACGCTGGCCCAGTCAGTTTACGTGGACCAAGCCGCGAGTGAGGTGCAACGGTATGCTTGCTAGATTTAGTTTCTGTGCCTCTTGCAGTCTGCCCATTGCTGAACCAAAACCGGCTATAAAATTTATCACCTGGACTAAATTTGCGTTTTGCCATCATCTCAGTTCTCCGCCGATTCTTTGTGAAAGCCTTTTTCGGTAAACCATCCGATCAAGTCACCATTCGTGAACAGTCCGTCGCCAAGGTAATCCCAGCCCATTTCTGCACAGCATTGAATTTTTTTAGCCGTTGGCAGTTGCATCAAGTAAATCCTGTTGTTGGGCGAGCAAGGGTTTCACGTGGATCTCTGTTCTTGGGTTTTGCCTGTCGATGGCATGATAGATATGTTTCTCACGCACCTGTCGGTCATTCTCGTAAACACCTTTTTGAATCAGCCTGCGGTTTTTACCTTTGCCTGTGTACTGGTTCTGCATCACATCCAAGATTACCGACTCATCGAGATCAGGCCGCTCTGATGCGTAGTAGATCGTCATGGTTACCGATACAGGCCCTTTGAGCATTTGTCTTGCGACGGTAGGAATTTGCAGCAGTGCTGCTTTCTCGTAGGCTCTTGCCTTATCGCTTTTGATGAATGCAGGCTTTTTCCCAAAGGTGACCAGCTTCCGTGAATTTGCCTTGGAAGCCGGTTCGCCTTGGATGGTGAAGTGGATGGGTTGCATCGACTGAATTAAACCTCGTCATCTAACCGATTCGTTATGCTTTGCAACTCAACAAGCTTGTTGTTTATTGCTTCGCAGTACAGCAGCATTTCATCAAAATGGCAGCGATGCTCTACAGGTTGCCCCATGCTTGTTGCTGTATCTTTCGGTACAGAGCCCAGCAGCCGATCTGTGCTTTCTTCGGCACTGACAACGATGGTGCCAAGCCGTTCATTTAAGTCTGCTAGACGATTCATAATCGTTTGTGCCTTTTTCTGAGGGCCAAGCTTTGCGTTTCCCGTTAAAGCACCGCCGCCTGAAAAGCGCTCTGGTGTCGCACTGGTTTGTTCATCGTAACTCATGGTATTTACCTTTGTTGGTTAGTGGGTTAAACGGCTTGCGGTAATTTGCCAATCTGTAGTTACCAAGCGCCTTGGCTTGCCCTTTGAACCGGCGTGCTACAAAAGGGGCACCGGGCAAAGACATTACCGCCCTTCACAGTCAGGCCGTCCGACTGTTGGGGTACAACTTTTGAGGTGTGGCGCCTCCCCTAGTGTTCTTCAATTTCATCAGTGCAAGTTTCTAAGTCTGGATAATCGGCTTTTGTTTTTGACTTGCTGGCGTACCAGATCAATGCACTGGTGATAATTAACAAGATGCCAAAAATAAATAATTTCATGCGGCCACCCCGAACTTGATCTTAAGGTTCATCAGATAGAGATTGCGCAAGCACTTAGTGTGTGGATCTTTTCGAGTACCCACCACGACCAGATACTTATCTGCTTTGAGCTCGGTGATACGACCCGACACACAGTTGATGGGCTTACCGATCAGGTCCGCAATCTGAAACTCATCAAGCGGTCGTTTACGTCCCTGCATAACCCGAAGGATTCTCTGGCGTGATTCAGTGAAACGGATTTGTCGCCCCTTGTGGAATGCAATGATGCTGTTAGCATTTTTCATCGGCTTAACCTCGTGTGGGTACCGGTTTGTGCAGCGGGTTCATTGCAATACAAAATTCATAATCACGCTGGCGTTTTTCTCGCCTTGCTTGTGTTTTTGCTGCTTGCTCTGCTGTAGGTATACGCGGTTGTTTTTGTTTCTTACGTATTTCTGAGCTGTAAGGCGACCTCCCCAAGCCAGCCATCATGGCCATCAGAGCCATCGCCATAGAGCCTTGATTACTTTTTTTCATTTCTCACCCCCTTCAGGATTGTTTAGTAAGCCTTTGGACTTAATTTCAGCCATGGCCTGCTTGTTGGCCTGGCGGTTGCGCTCTTGAAGCTGTTTGTCAAAGAGATTGCCTTGCCGGTAATAGCGCCGTTTGGGTGTCCAGCTCCGATCACGCATCACTCGTGACATAACTCCTCCCCGCTTTGCTGAGTATGCACGACCGAGTCAAGAAGACCTTCACGCCACGACGGGTCAGTGTGCTTTTCAACAAACCCCCTTTCGGGGTCAGCTTTAGGTTTTCGTTTCTGGGTAACGATCTGATTGGCTATGATCTCGAAATAACTCAAGCCGTCTTTGCGTAGGCGTAGCTTCATCGGTGTCCGGCAATTCGATTGCCAGTCGAACTGCAGCGAGTTGTCATGGATCGTTCGCCACAGGTACTGGATCTGCTCGCGGGTATACCCGTCGGTGTCCATGAGCTTGCGAACGGTATCAGCCCACTCATCGAGATTGATTTTTAGGGTTTCATCAAAACGGGCTTTGCTGGGGCAGCTCATCTCAACGGCGATTTGATATTGCTCATCGTTGAATTTAAATTTTGATTTTGATTTTGATTTTTTTTCTTTGGGTTGATCAGGTGGTGATTCATCAGGATCTTCCTTTTTTGAATCCGATTCTGATTTTTCCGATGTCGAGGGTATAGGTTTTATATTGGTTCTTGGTTCTTGGTTAGTGGTTAATGGTTTATGGTTAGGTGGCGGTTCGTGCATTTTTATCAACGCTTCGACCAAGTCCGTCCACGTAGCGTGCGATTTACTTAACGGATCGTTCTTAATTTCTGCACGCAGTTGATCGCAGTCTTTTACAAAGTCATCTCGCTTCTGTTTTCTACCTTCACGTGCGAGCGCTATTAAGCGATTTTGTATTTCACCCACCTTGTAGACTTGAACTTCATCATAAACCCTTGTTTGCACATAGGTTTTATCCTCTTGAAGCTCAAAAAAGCGAGACAGCACAAACTTAACCGCCTGTACCTCTTCTGGTGAACTAGCCCACGTCCATTCAATCGCGTCCTCTTCCGTGGGGAAGCGTTCACGGTCGTAGCACGCATCTAGCAGGAGCGTGTACGCTCCGTGCTGTAACATGGACAAGCGTCCTGCTTTCTTAGCGTAATCACCTAAATTTCGTTTGTAATAGTGCATTAATCACACCCGCCTTCGATGGTATTGCCATCATAGTCAGTGAATTTCTTCCAACTCACCCAGCCTTTGGGGCAATAAAAACCCCATTCACGAAGGTTTGGGCCGGTGATAAAAATCGTCCACACTGGCCCCTTAACAAGCTCTAGACGATGCGCAAATTTTGCTGATCGGAACACAGGGAATAACCAAGGAATTGATCTGATGCCTTTGAAACTGTGCTCGATGAATTCACCCTTCAGTAAAAAGCTTACGCTGCACCAGGGGTGATCGTGAAGCGCTCGATCATCATCAGAGCGACCAAATTTATGTAAATAAATATTGAAAAAACGATTTCTAGGGATGATGTACCAACGAAATAGATAGTCACCACCAATGATTCGGTCTGGGTTTCTCACTAGCTCTCGCCCTCCAGTTCAGCTAATCGGGCTTTCAGGGATTCAAGTTCGTTATATTCGCGCTGGGTTGATTCGATGTCGTATGCAATGATTGGTAGGTATTCTGGAGCTGATAATACCTTTTTAAGCTTGTCCTCATTTTTGGACGACCAGGCCGAATTGTTGGTACCGGATAGTTTCTGAGAGAGTTTTTGAGGTGAAAAGCCAAGATCCCGTGCCAACGAGGACATATTATAATTGTCACGTTTGCCAACGACGGCAGGCAAATAATCCCTTAAAAAATCAAGCTTTGTGGGATAGGCATTGCTTATGCCGGGAGTAAATTCGATAGAAATTTTGGCTTTTTCCATTTATTTGTTCACACCTTTTAACACGACTTAACACCAAAAATTATGGGTAAATAAAAACCCCGTTCAGCTGGTGAATCGGGGCCAGATAATTTTTAAAAATTGGACTGTTTGATTAGGGCTAGGCACAATGAAATATCCACTTAAAAAGAAAAGGACTCAATTAATGAAATCATTACTACTCATCGCTGTTGTACTGACTGGATTTTCAATCACTGCACTATCCCAGGGTGGTTTCTGTGAAGGTTTTAAAGCAGGCTACAAAGCTGGTGCTTGTTACGGAAAAAGCTCCTGCCTGGCACCGTTGCCACCGCTATGTCCACTACCAAAATTGGGAGAAAAGACATATCAGGATGGCTATAACCGTGGATTTAATGCGGGCCAAGGCCGCTAAATAAATCATTGGCCCTTCGGGGCCACTTCACATCAATCACTTCATCCAATTTCAAAAAATATCCAAACTTGTAGTTAGAGAGACCGGCCAGCACTCATACAGCGAGACGGCAGCTAACCGGTCGGAACTTAGGCGGCCTGATTTTCACTTTTTTTTGAGAGGTACAAGCTCTCAATACGTTTTCCAAGGGTAAAACCAGGCTCCTGACCTTTCTTGATTCGGTTGATTTGCGTCTGACTGGTATCGACTTTTTTCGCGAGCTGTGGCTCCGAAAAGTCCTCAAGCAGATCAATGGTCATGTCTTGTATTGTCTTCATGAAATTAAATTAATACGTTTTCGTTTTATTGTCAAACGAAAACGATTTTCCGTAACAAATAAATTTCACGGATAATGCGTAAATGTATGAATCAGAACTGAAAGAAGCTGTTAATTTATTAATGGACTGGAGAAACACCAACCCAAATGAGGTTGCTGTTGATATTGCATCGAGTCGTATTGATGAAGATATGACTCAAACTAAGGTAAGACGGGTAGCCATAAATAGCGATAAAGGCGGGAGTAAAGATCCAAAACCAAACACAGTGCTCCCCATTGCCAAGTACTTTGGTTTACAGCTGCATGAAATATATGACCTGGATTTTGTAAAAGCCTACATCCTACAGAATGGTGATAGAGCCAGCCTCGAGCCAGCAAAAGATGGTCCACTTACCGAAGAACTCAAGCATTTTCAGTATGTGTATGAATCAAGCCAGCGAGGCCCCGAATTTTTAAAGAAGCTGACGAGGATAATGGAGGCATCTCCTCAGAAGCTCGAGGCGGCACTTGATCTGATTGATCCATCAAATAGTCAAGAAAAACAATAGCTTCCTTGACTTCCTCTTCTGTTAAATAATTATTATTCATAGACGAGATTCCCTATCCCGCTGGTTTCCCCAACTCGGTCGTTTTTCTCAGCGAGAACCATAGAGTACTGTTTATATATACAGTGTCAACCTATTAAGAAAGCAAAATAAGGCTTAGTAAGGCGATCTTGTAAGACTAAACCCCAACCCCAAATAACAAAGAAATGTCAAAACAGAAAACCCAACTGCTGCAAGTATCTGAAAATGAATAACACTTGCGCACACAGAGAAAAAGCTAGCCAACCCCCCCAAACCAAAAGCTAAAGCCCAAAACCACCAGCGCGTAAACAGAAAAAAAGCTATCCCAGCGCACACTAAAATGAAGATCCCAGCCATAACCTCTTCATTCATATCCTGCTCCTCTAAATCCATTGAACAATAACTGTGCAACAAAACTTACTAAAAAAGTAATACGTTTTCGTTTGACATTAATACGTTTACGTTTTATTCTGTAATTATCAAATTGAGTGAAGCACAAAAAAGGACGGAACAATGCAAAACACGTGTCGAGTGGAAGCCGAAACAAACGCTTACTTGGATAAGCAGGCAGAGCTTAATGAGCAAGCCGAAATTAATAAGGAAGAATTGGCTCAAGCGGCTTTTGAGACTCTGCAAGCCATAGATGTGCTGGCCGATCGCATGATGCAGGGGCAAAAATACTACAGCCCAAAGGATGAAAATGGTTTTCGGTCCGAGTACTCCCTACAAGCAGCAGCTTATACCGATGACGATGCCTATATCAGCATTGAGTTAAGGATTGCTCAGTGTCAGGACGTTCTCATTGCAGCGTACGACCTCAAGCAGTTGATGTTCAAGTACTGTCGAGAAGAAGCAGCCATGTACCTTGGCACCAAAATCTGCCGCCTCGAGGAAGAGGCTGCCCACCTACTCAAAGCACAAACAGAAACCCAGGTCTCTTAATCGGGGTAAACCACGTGCCCCTGCGGCTTAGGGGCTTTTTTCACGGAGAAACTTATGCAACTAATTATTCCAAATGAAACCCCTGTTATTGAGATAGCCAAGTTCGCGGCCCAGCTGGGGTGTGAAGTGAAGTACGTATCTAACGAAAAAATTGAGTTTCGTAAAGCGCAAGAGCCTGACAGTAACGTTAAGGTGTTCCCGCGTAAGCCAAGCCTTAAAGATTTACGCAACGTACCAACTACGGATGGTGCGGCCTGATGAATAGCTCAAGACCGGTATATGCGCTTGTGTGTTCAGATAATGGTGTCGACGGAAGAGCAATAATCATGGAATCACATGTCGATACAACCAAGCTTGAGCTCGAGCGCAGAGCAAGAAGCCTAAGAGGCCAATATGGTGAATGCCTCATTGTCGAACTGCCCTTGCAAATAAACACTTCCATACAGCGGTTGGCAGGATCAACCGATAAAGTTGAATCAATAGATAACCTATAGGAGTACGCCATGAGCGCAACCCAAGAACAAACAGACATCACCGTTATTAGCGATCAAGAATTCAGCGCACCTGCCGCACCAAACCAAGCACAGCAATTCGGCGACATCATGCTTAATTCGGAATTAATGAATCAAGCAATGGTGATAGCAGACAACATGGCCAATTCAAAAGTTAGCGTGCCAGATCACCTAAAGAATAACGTCGGCGACTGTTACGCCATCGTTTTGCAGTCCCTTCAATGGCGCATGAACCCTTACGTGGTTGCACAGAAAACCCACATTGTCAGCGGTAAACTGGGCTACGAAGCTCAACTGATTAATGCGCTGGTTCAAGCTTCAGGCTATGTCTCAGGCCTTCCTAAATATGAGTACAAAGGTGAAGGCAACAACCTAGAGTGCCGCGTAGGCTTCAAGCTGAAAAATGAGACTGAAATTAGTTGGGGGCAATGGCTCAAATTTAGCAGCGTCACTGTTAAAAACTCACCGCTATGGAAAACAAACGTTCCCCAGCAGCTTGGGTATCTGCAAATAAAAAACTGGGCTCGCGCTTTTATGCCTCAGGTTATTTTGGGTATCTACACCGAAGACGAACTGCAAGACCAGCCTATCAGTAATGAGCCAAAAGACATTACTCCTGAGAGTGGCGGTCGCGCAGAACTTGAACCCTATCCAGATGACCGCTTCAAAGAAAATTTAGATAGCTGGCGGTTGCTTATTGAGGCCGGCAAGAAATCAGCTGATGACATTATCAAGATGCTAAGCACCAAGGCGGTGCTGAGTGATGAACAGCTCCAGCAAATTCGTGATCTTGAAACAGGGGAAAACAATGAAAACACTTGATCTGATCCAAGGCTCACCAGAATGGTGTGCACACCGCCACACAAAATTGAACGCCTCAGAAGCACCAGCAATGATGGGCGCCTCAGAAAAAGTTAAGCGCAACGAACTTCTTCATATCAAGGCAACCGGAACTGATCGAGAGTTCAGTGATTGGTTCCAGGCGAACATCTTGGATAAGGGGCATGAGGTTGAAGCAAGGGCGCGACCAATCGCCGAAGAAATTATTGGTGAAGAACTGTATCCCGTTTCAGCAACTGATGACGACGGCTATCTTGCAGCGAGCTTCGACGGCATCACTATGTTAGAGGATGTCATTTGGGAGTGTAAGCAGTGGAATGAAAAAAAGGCGGAAAGCATACGTTCAGGCGATGTTCCCGAAGAGGATATTTGGCAGGTTGTCCAGCAACTAGTGATAAGTCGCGCCGAAAAGTGTCTCTACATGGTTACCGACGGAACCAAAGAAAAATGTGAGCACATCTGGGTAACCCTGACACCAGAAGCAGAGAAATCTTTGGATGCTGGGTGGAGGCAATTTAACAGCGATCTTTCGGAGTACGAGCCAAAAAACTACGAACCTGAGCCGCAGGCTGCACCAGTCGCCGAGTTCCCAGCGCTGTTTATTGATATTTCCGGAAAGGTTGATGGCACTAACCTCGCAACGTATAAGCATGCCGTAACCTCGCGCATTCAGGCTATCAGCACTGACCTAAAGACTGATCAGGATTTTGCTGATGCCGAAGGTATGGTGAAATTTCTCGATAATGCAGAAAAAGAAATTGAATCCGTTAAAAAGCAGGCTTTGGCTAAAACAGCAAGCATTGATGAATTATTCAAAACGGTTGACCACCTCAAAGAAGAAATGCGCACCAAACGACTGGCGCTGAACAAGCTGGTTCAGGAGCGAAAAAAAGAAGTCAAAATCGAGATTGCACAAACTGCCAGAGCCAAGGTTGATGAGCATGTTAAACAGCTTAATAACGGCCTTGGCGGTCAGTACATGCCCGAAGTCATCACTGATTTCAATGGCGCCATGAAAGGCAAGCGCACAGTCGATACCTTGCAAAGCGCAGCAGATGACGAAGTAGCAAGGGCAAAAATTCAGTCCAGCGAAATAGCAGAAAAGATCAGGGGTAATCTGAAGCTGATAGATGATGCGGGCCATGACTTCCTGTTTGGTGATCGTGTTCAGTTGGTGCTTAAAGAGACTGGCGACCTGCAGACCCTGATTGCTTACCGTATTGGTGAACACGAAAAAGCGGAAAATGAAAGGCTGGAAAAAGAGCGTGAGAAAATCCGCGCCGAAGAGCAGGAAAAGGCTCAGGAAGCCGCCGCACAGGAAGCGACTGAAAGCACTACTCAGCAAGAGCCTGTGACCTCGGAACCACCTTCAGAACAAACAGATCCAGTGCAACCTGCTGTATCCGATCTATCTAGCCGCCAAAACGAAAAGCGTCCATCAGACCAGCACATCATCGACACGCTTGCTATGCGCTACAACGTCCACGAATCAAAAGTTGTTGAATGGTTGCTTGAAATGGATTTAGAGGCCGCAAGCGAAAAACTCGTATCAAACATGTGATCCTTACCACCCAACCAAACCGGAGAAAAACCGATGATCAGACTTGAAAATCAGCAAGCCAAAATGATCTACACCCCGCGCGTTGAGCTTCACGGCGATGATACCGAGCCTGGCTGTACGCTCAACATAACCATTAAATCCAACAATAATATTTTTGACTTGCTGGATGAAAACTTGAAAAAAACCTTCTACACGGAGCCGCCGAAAGATGAACAGGATTTGGTTGACCAGGTAGCAGAGGAAGGAACGAACCTAACGCGCTTACGCTTCCCTATGCTTAATAAAAAGCAAAGCTGGAGTTATGAAACTTCAGGCTATCGCGTTGTTGTTGGTGGCGGACTTACCGAAGAAAACGATCTTATCTTTGTTCAATGTGATCTGAATAAGTTCAGCTTTGAGGTTGAGGAAGGCGGCACCGTTACGCTCAAGTTCAATATCAATTGCGATCCAAACAAGGAGGAAGCGGGCCGTCTTTACGAGCTAAATGGCAGCACCATTGAATTAACACTGGAGCCACCGAGACCCGAAGATAGTGCACAAATGGAACTGGATGCGGCTTAAAACTGTTTCACCAATCGTCTTTTTGAAGGGCGATTGCTAATGCAGTTTATTAAAAAGGAGAAAGTTTAATGGCACTCATATTAACAAGAAAGCTCGGCGAAACCCTAATGATTGGTGATGACATCACAGTAACGGTGTTAGGCGTTAAGGGAAATCAGGTGCGCATTGGCATTAAGGCACCTAAAGAGGTGCAGGTTCACCGCGAAGAGATTTACAACAAGATTCAATTGGGTAAGAGGGCGTCTTAATCATGCAAAATACAAGGATTTATAAAAGCTATTCTGACTTCTTAAAAAGAGACGATAAAGAAGAAAACGGAGTAAGCGAAGAATTTGCTAAAAACCATCCTGACTTTTTGGATGATAATAAAACAAACAAAGGCTG